TACGGTACCATAACCAATCTTTACATCATTGTAAGTCCCTAATGGGATATACTTACCTGTTTTCATTAATCGTTCATATTATTATCATTTATGGTGTTAATAAATAATAAATAAAATTGTTGGAATAACCAAAAATAATTTCATATATTTGTATTATATTTATTATATATGATTATTATAGATTTATCAAAAGAAAAAAGTATTGAGACCGCACTTAGAACTTACAAACATAAAGTTCAAAAAGTTAAACAAGTTCAAGAATTGAGGGACAGACAAGTGTTTGTAAAACCTTCAGTTAAAAAAAGAACTGAAAAATTAAAAGCTGTTTATATACAACAAAAAAGAAATGGACTTAATTAAGTCCATTTTTTAATTCGTTTAATCTGTAATAGTTATATCTTGACGGTGACATCCGAGTTACCTCATCTTTTACCGCTTTTAATTTATTAGACAAATCTGTATCATTTGATTCACTTAAAAGTGTGGATACTTGTTTAATAACTGATTCAGCCAATTCATTACTTTTAGTAATTAAATCGTCATAAGAAATTGATAAAATATTTTTTAACTCTTCTTTTTGTGATTCAGATAATGTATTAGAATATAAAACATTGAAGTTATTAGCTAACACAGCATTTAATAAAATTTCATTAGGGACTAATGTAGTTTCTTTTGATTCTGTAATTTCTTTTTTAGTTATTAAATGTTCAACTAATTTCTTTTTAGCGATAACTTTCTTTTCAATATTTGATAATGAATCTTTTTCAGTTAATATATCTAAAGACTCATATAATTCATTTATTGTTACTTCTTCATCACCTAATCTTTTGTTTAAAGATTCACAAAATACATTTAAATTACTCCAACTTCCTATCGGTTGACCAAAATATGTACTTAAACCCTCAACGTAAAGTTTTGCAGTTTCTTTATCTGTAATTGTTTTACTTTCAATTTCTTCATAAAACAAATACATTTCTTTGAAATCTTTGTTTTCCTTAATTGTTGTTAAAATATTTTTAATCTCGGCTTTATTTTCTTTAGCGTAAGATTCAGTTAACTTATTTAATAATTTGGTTTTAATAACCCCGAATTTGTTCATTTTTAATCGTTTAACATGTCATTTATTTTCGTCTCTATTTCATAAATATTCTGTTGTGCCTTTTCCATATCAAATAGAATATTAAAATCTTCTTTTTCTTCACCTAACATACTTAAAATCTTTGATTTTTTAGATTTTCTTTGTAATGTTGATTCACTTAATGGCTCTTCACCTCCTCCACCTGCTGGCGGTGGCGGTGCTCCACCTCCCATATCCATTCCTCCCATATCTCCACCATCTGCTGGTGCGGCTTCCATTGCCTTTTCTCTTTCTTCTTCTGGTATACCATATTTAGCATCTACTTCATCAAATACCCCAGAACGTTTAATTACGGTTTGAGTGTTTGTCAATTCAAATCCTAATGCACGTTCTAAACGTTGTTGTTGTAAATCTAACATAACTTCACTATCGCTAAATCCAAGAATGTTCTTTTTAGCCCATGTATGAGACACTGGTAAGATACCCACTTGTGATTGATCCGATGTTGCGTCTTTATAAAGTGTAACTTTTTCTTTCCATTGTTCAATACGTAACAAATCAGATTGTGCCGATGGGTTAGTTAATGATAATGAGAAATTATTCAATTCATCCTCCATACCCAAAAGGTATAATTGGATTAAAGCAATTTTATTTAATTCTTGAATAACAGATTTTTGAATTCTGTTGATTGTTCTAGCAAAACGAATATCCATTAATGCTAAACTCTTACCTTCGCCAACAACCTCTTCAAATCCTAAAAACGCTTTGGGAATACGTAATGCTGCCAACATTTTCTTTTGAATATATTCGATATCGGCAATCTCACCTAGATTTTGTGCACCCGCTAATGTTTCAATTGGACTAGATTGAGACGCATCTCTAACAGGAATAAAGTAATCCTGATCAACGGCCATTTGATTATATCTCATATCGACCTGACCGTTACGTGGATCTGAAATTTGATCTCTTTTAAATTTGTTTGCAACACGTTGTACATAAGATTCAATATCTTTATCATCCATATTACCAACAAACACTTTGAATACACGTCTTTCAGGTGCTCTTGATGTTCTGTAAATTAACATCGCATCTTCGGCAAGTAAAAGTTGTTTCCAAATCCTTCTAATCTTATCCAACATAGAAGTACCATATGGTAACTTTCTATCGTCACCTAATAATCTAAAGTGAGCAATTTCCCATGCTTGGAATTCTAAATCTTTGTTTTTCCATTGGAAACGTAATTCTCTTGATGGAACTTTTAAATCTTTGTTTTGTGTTGTAGTTTTACCCGCCGCACCTTCCAATCTTTCTATCTCTATATTCGGTAATTGTTGACATCCAACAATACCCTTTTCTGGATCTAACTTTAAGTAAACAAAGTTATCACCATACTTACAAACACCTCTAGTCCACATTTGTAAGTTAGTATTAACGTCTAATCTATTATTAAACAGATCTTCTAATATTTCTTTAATTCTATCTGATTCAGAATATATCGTTAAAATTTGCCCCTTTTCTGACATCGTGGTAGATTCCTCTGCGTAAATATCTAACGCCGCAGATATCTCAGGAGTAAACTCCATAGCCTCATAATCATAATACGCGGCCAATCTGTTTGGTTCATAATAAACCGATTGGTTATAAAGAGATTGATCTAATTTTGTCCATTTATCTGCAATATACTGACTCTGTTGAGCCTGTAACATTGCCTTTTCGTATTCTTCTCTACTATCTGTTTTTAGTAATTCATCTTTACTAAAATTAAATGATGGCGCCTGTGTTACCTGGGGTTTACCTGGGTAACCAAACATTTTTGTTAATTTCTGAAAGACGGTTAAATTTTGATTTGCCATTTTATATAAATACTTTTCTTTATAATATAAACTAAAATAATGATAAACTAAACGTTATCTACGCCTACCGCCAAATAACCAAGAGTTTTCTTGATATGTTTGTTTACTAACGTTCATTGAATTGTCTTGATAATATAAGTTATTATTATCCATACCCATTGAACCAATTTGATCAAATGCGGTACCATATGAATAGAATGATTTACTTGTCTCATATGATCTTTCGCTCATAGTCCACGATTCCAACATTGCTTTGTTTGCATTTTCATTTTTTTGTAATAAATTGAATGAAATATCCGCAGCATATAGCGCCATAGATAGTCCCATGATTGCGTCATCGTGAGCACCTTTCATATGATCAGGTCTACCATTCATATAAACAAACGTATTAAGTTCATTTAATAATCTTGCAGATCTAACAATAAATCCCTTCCTAAGTTGCTCTTCAAAAGCGGCAACAATTTGAGTTCTTTTGTTATTGAAGTTAAGTCCCGGTATTTTTTCCATTGCTTTAGAATTATACTCCCAAATATTTTGTGTATTAATTCCTTCAATATAAACGTTTTTATAATTTAATTCTGTTAACTTTCTTGATGTTGCAACGCCCATACCGCCGGTAATATCCGTTACAATAAACGCATTACCGTATAGGATGGCCCATTTGTAAGCAACCGCAGCCAAATCATCTGGTGGTATTTTTCCAATATATTCGGCAACTTGTTCTCTATCATCAAAATCTATAATTGAAATTGCGGAGAAATCCTCACTATCACCTCTACTCACGTCCACACCCATAATATAACGATGACCTATAATTGGTTCTTTCCATTGCCAAAATGTTGCTTGCATGTATTTCTCAATAGGTTCTCTGATCATATTTTTAGCAATATTCTCTTGAATATCACCAGGAATTACGCCATCTCCTGAACCTAAAAAGTCACATTCCAACTCCTGCGCAATCTTACGTCTATCATATTTAAATTTCTTGGACATAGATTCAAACCAAGATGAAAATGGTTTATACCCATCCTCCATTAATTTCTTATATTCTTTTAAATCAAAATCGTAAAGAACACATTCATCATCATTATATTGTTCTCTGTTTAACATATAATGACAAATGTCCTGACATTTAATCCAACGCAGATCTTTGGTATAACGAGGGTCTTTAAACCATCTTAAATCTGTAATGTGGAAATCATTCAACCCACGAATTGCTTGGTCATAAACACCATAATAGA